TGTAAACTGCATCTTTAGCTGTCGAACGTCTTACATTATCCGTTACACTTTGCCCTAGAGGTGTATAAACTTTCTTGTTAACTGTATAACTCATTGAGTTTCTAAGTCTTCCACGGTCAACAGGCGTTTCACGCTTTAAATACCCTACTCCACGTTCACCAATTTCAATTAGTGATTCGCCAATGTTCGTTGATATGGCTTTAAATTTGCTGTCAAATGCTGCTTGCATAGCTAGAGGGTTTGTTGTTCTCATGCTTACACCACCTTACTTATGATAACTAAAGTGTGATTGCTTGCTCCCATTTTATCAAGTCCATCTATAACATTTCTAACTAGCCACTGTTCGTTCAAAAGACTAACTTGGTCGCCCTTAACCCATGCTACTATATTATGATCGAAAACTTTTCTATACTCTGTGGCTTCTGTGTACCCATATTCTTTAAAGGCGTATTCTTTGCTTATGTTTTGCACGTCACATGGAATTGCTGTTGTTTTTGTCCATTCACGCTTGATTGAACCATAAGTGCTAACGTCTACTGATGTTTGTAGATAAACTATGTCATCTTGCCACATATTAACACCACCTATCAGAAGTTAAACCCCATGATAATTTGTCAGAGTACAACTGCCTATAAGGCGCGAGACTTGAACCGAAAACACTCTGCCAATCACTTGATCCACCAGATAGAGAAGTTCCATAAGAAACGGACCTGTTTCCTTGACTTTCTGACTTGATGCCTTTTGTTGATGCACCGTCATAGGTCGAAATTTCTGCTGTTAGGTCAACAACTATCTTAGGCACTGCTAACCCCCACAGAATACAGTTTTTAGGTGTCTCGGCTATCATTGTAGCATCTAACGTAAGCTTAGTTGACGTTACAGACAATATTTTATAAACACCATCATTTACCTTTGTGCCGTCTATGCTTACATATTGAGTAGCGATAAAATCATCAGTATCAAAAACTCCTGTAACTCCATCTGTTTCAATATCTATCACACTGTATCGTGAATTTATAAAGAAATTGTTTAGGTATTCTAATACATTTTCTAACATTAAACATCACCTAATTCTTTTTTAATATTTTCTATCTTTTTATTATGCCACGACTTTATCCCTTTTTCCTTTGCTAGTTGTCTGATATCATCATCTGAAACATCAACTGAACACGTTCTCTCATGTATTCTAAGGACTTTAGGACTGTATTCTTGATTGCATTTTAAACATTTCATCTGCTCCACTCCTTAATAAAAAAGGGACAGGGCTTAACCCCACCCCCTTTAGTCTAATCTATCCTAGTAATTGTGCTGCTAACTCTGGATATAAAGTCTTAACACCGTATAAACAGTCATAAGAAACGATATTTGATTTAGTATCGAAATCATAACCCATTGTTACTCTAATGTTAATTCCGTTGATGTTAGTTGTGTATGAATCTTGACCTGATGCAGGCATTAATGGTCTGTTAACAAATGCAAAAGCATTCTTTTGGAAAGCCATGTTTGCTGTATGAGCCTTTGCTGTTACGTCTGCGAATGCTACCGTTACTGTTGCCATGTCGCCATATGCTTTAGCAAGTGCTGGGTAAATTGCTACTGTTACAACTCCTGAACTAGCTGCTGCTGTGTCTGCTGTTACTATGTATTGCTCGCCATCTAATGTGAATAGGTCACCTTTAAGTAATGTAGCTGTTGAAGAACCTGCTGCTGATGTAAGAACGATTGAAGTAGCTGCTGCTGCTCCTGTTGTAATAGTTGCGTCTGCTAATGCACTGTAAAGACCTGCTGTATGAGTAGGCACGTTTTGGTCCATAAATACATTAAAGCCAAGCTTACGTCCGAGTGCTGCTTCTGTAAGTCCTGCTGTAGTTCCTACATAGTTTTGATTGATGAACGCATCAAGAATACCGAATGACGCTTCTGCTTCTTCATCTACTACTAAAGAACGGTTGCTTAATGGTGCTTTATTTCCTTGAAGAACTTTTCTAGTTTGTGAAATATCCTTTAATTCGTCTGGTGTAGTTCCTGCCACTCCGTAAAAATAAGGAATATCTTTGTATAATTTTAAAATGTTAGAATCAATTTGTTGTGTGATTGCTTCAAGAGCAGGTACAGTAATTTCTTCTGTAAACTGTGCAATTTCCATTGTCATTTGCTCTGAAGTAATTTTCATATCAACTGATGCAATGTAGCCTAAAGAAACATCTACAGAACCTTGATTAACATCTTGATACTCGCCTGTTAAATCTCCATCAAATTCAACTGCTGTAAATTGCGCTGGTTTTGTTACTGTAACCACGTTGTATTTCTCTTTAAAATCGTTTTTATAATCTGTGTGAACTAATCCTGCCATTACCTTGTTTGCTTCAAGTACAGGGAGTGCTTCTCTTGCTATTGCTTTAGATGTTACAAATGTATTCATTGTTTAATTCTCCTTTTTTAGTTTGTGTGCTAGATACTCTTGATCTGTCATGCCACTTGTGTCAATGTCGTTACTTTTATTTTCAGGTGGTGTATTGTCACCTAACAACTTAGTGGTAAACAGTTCTTTACGAGTGTCTTTCACTGGGTTTATAATATCGTCTAAATCGACTATATTACCTTTATTGTCAAGTTGTACTTTGTCAAGGTCAAACGTAGGAATTAACAAGTCTATGCTTGAATTAACTGCGCCTGCTTTGTCTAGCGCTTTATACAAGGCTTCTTTTTTTGTTCTTACTGTCTCACGCTTTACAGTGTCTGCCTTGAATGTTTCAAGTTCACCTTGTGACTTAGTTAATTTATCTTTTAATTCTTCTACCGTACCTGTTGACTTAGATAACTCTTCAATATCGGTTTGTGCTTTGTTTAATTGCTTTTCTGTTTCTTCTAGTTTGTCCTTTAAACCGTCATTATTACTAACTTGTGTTTTAAGGCTCTCTATTGACTTTCCATGTTCTGCCATGATTTTGTCAACTTCGTCTGCTTCAATTCCTAATTCTCTTAAAAAACTTCTCTTCATATATCTCCTTACGATTTTAACGTGTTTTCATCACCAAAGGTTTTTGCATACGTTGCCACGAATTATTAACTACATTATACCAATATTATACCAATATGTAAAGCGGTATAGTTTTATAGATATTTTTTAGCCCATTCTTTGTAAGTCACATTGCTAGGAACTGTGTAAGTATTGCCCTTTTCGTCCCTTGCTCGCCTTGTAGATATCTCGTCATCAAACTTGGCTACTGTGGTGCTTCTGCATCTAACGTGCATCGGTGGATAATTCAACCCTGTTACTGCATCATCAACATCAAACACCTGTCCGTCAAGGTCTTGACATATTTCGCTTGTCCGATTATCTAGCGTGGCAAGGTATTCGTATTGCTTGACAATTCCACTATCTTTATACCCTTGAAGTGTTGCTTGGTTATATGTATTCGTTATCTCTGTGCGCATGAGCCTTTCAGCGACGCTGTAACCACTTTCCATCTTGCTCGACAACCTTTTGCTCATTTCCTTTGTTGAAATGCCTTGTGTAATTCCACTGCGCAACTCTTGATTGACTTGGTTAGATAGTAACTTTCTATTGTTCCATACTCTAGTTGAAAAGTTCTGGCCATGAACAGGGTGCGTCGCTAACTCCTTAACAACCTTAGGGTCAAGCAAGTTAAATTGCCAACCTACCCCATAACCTTGGAACGTATCGAACCATGTATTATAATATGCTCCTTGTGCTAGCTGTTTAAGCTCTGTAAGCATGTACTTGTTTTGCTCCCTAGACAATTCTATCAGAATAACATTCAACTGCTTTTGTAGGCTATCTATGCGTGCGTACTTGTACGCTTCATGACTAGGAACAACTCTCTTTACACTACTCCCTGTCATTACTTCCGCACCATCTGTTAAAGTTCCGAATATAGGTGACTTCTTATCAATGCCATACTTACCATAAAATAGAATTATCTCATTTCTCATAGTGTCGGAAGCTACCTTGAACATTCTCTCTAACCTAGCAAGGCTCTTGTCACCTTGCTTGTAGTATTTTTTCGCTGACTCTTCGGCTCTTTCCGTCCAATATTCTTGACTAGGCATCTACTCACTCCTTAAATGGCACTTCTAACTCTATGACTTGTGCTTCTCTTTCAATTTCAAGCTGTTTTAATTCTTCGTCAGGGTCTTTTACCCACGGATTGTTAGCAAGTTTAGTTCTCTCGCTTATATTCCCTGTTTGTTCAACGTTCGCTTTTAACATTTCTACTTGATTAATAATAGTTGACTTATTATAAGTAATATCCCCTTGCTTTATTTGCTCGTTATTGCTCATTGAAGCGTATATATTGTAAAACTCTATGTATTCATTAATAAAAGATGTTACTTGGTATGAGAAATTATCTGCTTTCATGTCTAAGTTAGCGAAGTGGCTTTCGATTGCGACATTAGTCAGTGAACCACCAGACATATTGTCAGTATCAACACCACGCCCAAACTTAAATATTAGCTTTTCTGATTTATCTAACATTGACATTCTTGCTTCTGTAGGAATTTCTATTGTTTCAGGTCTAGCGTCTCCACCTTCTCCAACAACCAATGTCTTGTAACGTTTGACTTCTGTCAGAAACTTGTTGACGTCTTGCCCTTGATAACCTTTTAGAACCCATGTAACATCTTGAAAATCTTCAAGATTGTTTGCAAAGTCAGATAAAACTATATCATATGTATCAATCAACCCTTTTACAGCTTCTAAATCGTACACACAGTCTAGGTTGTTTCTAAGTGGTATAAATGGACAAACGCCCCATGAAACTTGCTCTGTGGTCTTCTCTGCGCCCATCTGAACGGTTACAGGAACATGCCCTGTAGTTTCTATCGGTTGTCCTTCTACCTTGTCTTTGTAAATTCGTATACCTTCTTTGTCATAAACATAAATAAACAGCTTGTCATCTTCGTCATAAACTTTTCGCCACATTTCCTTTAAATCACCAATATCATTATAGAACCATTCGAGTTCTGATGTAGGGAAAAGAGCCATCTCTAGCTTGCCCTTTTTAATGTAAGGGTAAGCCCATTGAATGCCTTGTGCTGATGCTTTTCTTGCTATGTCTGTTAGGTCTTGGTAAAACTTATCACTCTCTATAGGCGTAGTAGGTTGGTTCCCTAGTAAGTAGTCAACCTTTTGGTCTACTAATAATGGATAATATGCCGAAGCAATAGTGTTGTTAGCTGAATAAGGGTCTACAACTAACCCACTTTTCATATAAATATATTTTTTACGTTTCTTTATGTCGTTATTTGTTTTGTAGTAGCGTAAGCCTACACTAGCTTGTTGTTGAATACTCATTCTTCCACCACCGTTCTCGGAAAGTCAATGTGGAAACTCTCTACACCGTATTTTTTGACCCATGCGATAAACTCTTCTTTAGTAACAGGGTTGTTTTGCAAGTCTCTTGAACCTGTACCATCTACTCCGTACCCATCATCTTCGCCGACTAAGACATAAATCTTTTCTTCTGTCTCATGATAAGCTTTGTAAACAGTACTCATGGTCTTGCGTCCGTCACCTATTTCAGAATCTAACTTGTCGTTATAGTCTTTTACAGGAACTTCACAAAACACACGATCCGAAATTGTAATAGCTTCAGGGATATAATCCATCAGCATTAGTAATTGTTGTAATGTTTCATCATCTTTAATAAATACTTTACCTTGCATA